CAAGAGGCCAAAGCGCCGGGCCCCTCGTACAATGGTGAGGGACACCGGTTACCTATAATTTTCATTATAGGTTTTGACCGCGCTATAAATTTGTGACTCCTTGAAAACCTGCTCGCGCAGGAAAAATTAGTTATCACAAATAATTCGGCGCGACCAAATCAGCAGCTTACGCTACTTCCCATACGGCCACAGTATGGTAAGATTTTCTTGACTTTTAGCAAATCTATATAGCTATATTTGATTAGGGAGTTTAATCTCCCCCAGCATCCTATACGGATGCTGGTAATTGTTCGTAGTACAAACGTGGTAAACCAGTAAAGAAATACGTTTGGAAATCTTCACCGGTAGCCACATATATGTCTACGACAGAGGTATTATCACCAGAACAATACAAGCGATAGTCGAAACCAGCCTCAAATTCTTGTCGAGTTGATTTGTCACTTGTTTTACCAGGTGTGAACCTATAATTTGAGTAGTATGGAAGTTCGAATTCCAGAGCAGGATTAATTCTAGAATTGGTGTAAGCCTTTCCTTGAAAACCTGTTAAGGGATTATCGTTAGACGGATTCGAAAATGCCGTCGTCATTGTGCTCCTACTCGCGGTTTCATCGTTATAAACGCCAAAAGCATTCGTACCATTTAAGTACGCTGTGTCTTGGAATTCGTATCTCGACCGCTCGACGTGCATTGCAACGTCGAAAGCTGTGCGTGGTATCAATTTATATCTAATAGACCCACGCCACCCCGAAAACGAGGATACAACCCAATGTAGTAGTAAACTATTACAAAAGTTGTAAGGAAAGCCCATATTATCTTGGTTAACTGCACCAGGTACAGCACCTCGATATATAGGCATTAGGGGACGACGTCCGTATTTCAATCCTGGTACATTTGCACCTTGCGCAATACTTGAGTGTAGTGAATATCTCTTTAACATAGTTCTAAAAGATTGCACTGATTCACCCATGTATACATGATTGATTTTACTTCCGTCTTGTTCAGCGGGACCCAACTGCTCAGCTATTTCTTGCTGCGGAGCGCTGGGTTCTTTGGTGTTCTGCCCTTCGGAAACAACTCCAGATTGTGTAGCAAACACAAAATTCTGGAAGTGATCATCGGGTACGGCAACTTCAAAATCATCACCCATCGATACGAAAACGTTTACTTCAATATCGTTATTTACCGTACTATTGGGTGTGGTTAACTCATTAACCACGTAAACACCTATAACACCATTGCCTGGTGCTTTGGATGTATACGTAGTAGTGGAAAACACTTCAGTCGGGGAATCTAATCCTGGCTGAGCATGATCCAAATAAGTAATATTTTGGCCATTGCCAATCTCTAGTGTGAAATCTTGCTCTTCTGCAATATCCACAACTTTGAGATAATTCGTGTTATATTCGTTAGATGCCAAATAATTTGGATCATAAACGAACTTAAGGCGACCCTTATGGAAACTAGATGCCACTATTTGAAATCGAAATTTCATGGTTCCAGTCCACCAGCGAAACGGCAAAGAAGCCATTGCACACGCTGGAAAATGGTACGCTCTCGTACCTCCTACTGAGGTTTCAGCCCACGTCACTGGCGTAACACGGGAATTCCACAATAGAGTTTCTGGGGCGGTGCCTATATTCCATCCAAATGTAGTTAAATACGTCTCGCGTTTAGCGATTTCAACTATATTCAAAGGATCGACACCATTCAGACCCGCTATACGCGGATCTATAGATAATTCTTGTTTATCATCTATTGTTAGTTTTTGCGTACCATCTGGTACGTTGGTCAGTGCTAACGAACTGACATTGACTGGTTTATAGGGTTCCGGATTCTTCGTAACCGGTGGTCTACAATAACCAAATATTTTAGCAATTTTAGCAGTTGCTGTCGCTCCGATTTCAGTTGCCGATGCAAAAGGACCAATGTATGGTACATTCCGCATCATTGCTGCTACCTTTGCAACTTTCGTTGCCGGTCCCGATATCATACCTTTCGTATTTGCTTCATCTATTTCTTTACCACTTTGTGGTGAAAGAGTTGATGGATCTACAGATGTAAGAACATTCATTTCCACATCTGTAGCCCACGCAAACACAGATATCGTTACCTTATCGCTGGCACCATTAGCATGTTTCAATTCATTCAATGAATTAAAGTATAAAGTGCCCATCTCTTGCCACTGGGATGTATCAATCCTCAAAGAATTCGAGTAATTAAAGAAAGGTAATTTCATTTCACCTCCAGTTGACAGTGTTGGATCTAAAAAGATCCTAGGTCTTTGGCTTGCTTGTATCAAATCATTTTGTACCAAACCTGCTGATGAACTAAGTGAATCAAACAGATCATATGGTAAATACGACATCATAGCGCGTCCATATTGAAAACCATTGCCATTTATAATGACTTTAATCATCAAATTAGACCTAAGTAATCCATAATTGGCTATCCTATTAATAACACGTGGATTTGTAAAATACAAATTCCACGGATTTATAGAAAAGCCCAAAACCGACGATGTGGACCATTCCTCTTCATGAATCTTTATAGGTCTCGAAAAGAAATTCTCCAACGTAGCATCGCCAGTATCTTGTAATTTACGTGTCGGATCCATAGTGGATTCAACCGTGTACAAGTACGGATCGTGTTGGTCCGAGAAATTCACATTCTCGTATGTTGTCTTGTTGGACAACTTGACAATACTGTTGTCTGCAGTAGATCCCGACTGGATCTCAAGTGGAATATTATACACATTACCTTGTGTTTCGTATGTAGTAGTAGTAAGTACGGATCCTTATCTGTGTAGTGTACTCAATCCACACAGCGGGGAAATGTTGTTGACCGGACAAGGTCTGCCTAAATAGGCCTAAATCCAACATACTTGAAGCTTCACTCATAATTAGGTTCTTTCCAATACCTTTTCTATAAGTTAGTCATCCATCAAATATGTATTACTTTGCTTTACTCCGTACGCAGGTAATAACTGCGCTTGCCCTTTTAACGGGTAGGCAACGGCCCGGATTGTGTAAATTGCTAAGCAATTTACACAATACCATCAAAGTCATCGCCTTGGGTTAGTGCGTATTTCTCATACTCACTACCGTAGCGATTCTTCCAATTGTCGACACGCATGGCGTATGTCACATCCAGTTCAGCTGTAATGTGATCAATACCACCACGTTTGGCGACTTCCTTCATTTGTGCACGTCGGCTTTCATAGATATCTTCTCCATGATTAAACCATTCGCGCAACGCACCATCTACATTTATGGCGCAAGCCTCCTCCTCTGTATTCACACAACCTTTCGGTCGCATGAAACAGTGCAGTGATTTGAATATTGATTTATCTAAAAGCGCCCCTACATGGTGCCCTAATTGCGAGTGATAAACACTCACTCTTTTCAAAAATTCAAATTGTTCTGCGGGTAGGAAATCCAACAATTCACTCTCTTTATCTGGCATCGTGTAAATTTGGCCATAGTTGGCCAAAAATTCCGAAATACCTTTGATTGTGAATTTGTGTTCATCTTTATGTACAGAACCGATGTTATCATCCCCATAAGTCATTGCTGACACATAGTCACGAAACTTTCTCCTTTCCTCAAAGGATTTAGTCTCATATTGACTATAATAATAACATCGGAGGTTAAGACTTCCACAAATACCGTTAATAGCAACGGTTAATGAATTCCCACTAATGTGGGTTCCTTCCGTAAGTCCAATAAGATCTCCATTGAATGCAATGTAAGCGAATACAATATCGCCCGTCATAGCCTCCATAATGGCCAAATCTTCTTCTGTATAATCACACTCCCTGGCAAAATCAATCATAATTCGCAATGCTGCGAAAATTAATTGAGATGGGATCTTCTGATCATATTTTCCATAATCTCCTCCGAACAATCTATCCATACCATGTTTAGTGGCATGTTGATAGAATTCTTCCCACTCAGGTCCATGACAGTTAATTCCTACTGCACATTCTGAAGTGAGAGGGTTCATTTGGAGAACCCTAAGAATTGGTAAGTAATACTTGCGAACCAAATACGTTAATGCAATTGCATTTCCATAAAAGATTCGACATTTATCCTTTGCCAAAATTTCATCCTTCTTGCAAGCTTTTGCAATAGGATAGGCGCGATCGCCTTCTCTATAACAATCTTCACAACGTTTGATCTCATTTAAGATATCTTCATTGAAAGTTCTGTTGAGAAGGTTTTCTTCACCTTCAGCACATTCAGTAATGTACTTTGTTTTCTTCCCAGTCAAAGGATATCCAATGGCAGTATTTATTTTAATACCATCAATGAATTTCTTTCCTGGGATTCCACACATATTCTCGTCATCAGTGAGTGGACGAGTATCGTTCCATAACTCCGATTGATAAATTTCTATCATCGGTTCCTTGAAATCTTTCACTGCAATTTCTAGCAGTTCATGTGGATAAGGGATTGCAGGTATAGATAATCCCTCTAGACAATTTTGCCATCCAAACCAATCTGGACTCATTTTGGGTCCATGATAAATATTTGGAACATCACAAACGTCTATAATGTGTTCACTAATTGGTGTAACACGCACGTCACTCTTCTGAGTTGACTTTCCTACACAAGAGCCATAATATTCAACTTGTGAATCTTTCGGCATATACCGTAAAGGGCTCTTGATATGCAAAGGATCATTAATTAAAATGTCCTTGCCCAAAACCTGCGGTTCAAACTTTCCTGCGCTACCACTCTTGACTACACCTTCAATCTTACGAAGTGATTGTATAGCAATAGTGGTTTCTTCTTGTAAAAGTGAACCATAACATCCACGTGGAGTGCCCGTGACACCTCCAAGATGGATTCCTAATATTACACTGCCTTTTGTTTCTCCAACAAGCACTGCGCCACACATACCTTTGAATGTATCAATATTCAAATTTCTGTATTCGCCACCATCAAATGTTGTGATAGTGGTTACTGATTTGGGATCTGTAAATCCCTTGGCAACAGTAATAGCTCCATCTTTGACTCTATATAAAAGTCGAAATGGAGAACCAGGCATTGCCGCAATCGGCAAATGCTTAGTAATGTTGGCAAAAGACCCTCCTGTAGTGCAGTAACAAATACGCAGATCCTTACCAGGCACCAATATAGATGCTGATTTAGAAATAACTGCGGCAAACTTGCCACCACACTTATCAGGATTTTCCTTCCTAAATGTACAACTCAATGTATCACCAAATTCCTCAAAATAGTGATCTGGTAACAATAATACATTGGAGTCTAAAAATAGTCCATTGACCATTCCAGTGGTTCCATCATCTAAATGAATGGAACCATACACCAAGTTCTTCTCAACTCGGTTCTGTAATGTGTCAGCCACAACACATTTAGAAACTGTAGAGATGGGCAGAGGACGTTTAACAACGTCTGTCCAAACATTTGTTTGTGCATCTCTAACATCAATTTCTTTTTGTGTTTTAGGCTCTAAAGAACCATGTGATTCATGTGTAACCCAAGCTTTATAAGCCCGGGCAATACCATATAAAGCGGCAATGCCAAAACATATGCCGCAAATGTATTTTGCACTATCATCACGGTACTTCCTTACAATAGGATGTAAAATCAAATTGCGTTTGCGTAATTCCTCAAATAATCTGTCTTCGATATCTTGACGTACAGTAGTGTACGCTTGATACCCCATTGCTAAATTAACATAAAACAATGGTGCTGCTACATAAAGTCCCATTACGAAACCTAAGTACCCTAAAAGTACTGTAGCACAAATCACAGATATTGTGATATTACGCAATTCAATGCCAGCATCGCGATTAATCTTATCTTCATAGAAAAATCGCATACACTCTCGTGAATAAGGCATATCAAATACCTTTGCTGGTAAAAATTTAATCCAGTCCCATTTTTCGAGAAATTTTGTACCCTTTTCATACAATACATCAGATGCAACCTTATCCAATTTTTCACCAAACAAATTAATGTTTGGTACAAATGTGGAATAAGCTTTATCCTTAATTTTGTATAATGACTTAACAGTCTCAAGTCCAAATTGTTTCTCTAATTCATCTCCTTCATAATCGTGAGTTGCTGTGTAACCTTCCATATCGGTGGCACGCTTTAACCCAAGATCCCACGCTTGATTCTCGTGGATATGTTCAGGACATGAACCTTGTAAATAACGACATCCCTTTCTGGGACATTTGCACATTTTATTACCTCTCTTTTTCAGGCCTTCAAGTAGTGCATCTTGATTCTTGTTATGCTCATGAAATTTATCTATGGCCCAACATATAACGTCGTCCATACCGACATCTTTCATCCCATCAACTACTTGGTATTTTGCAACACTAGTAAGTTTTTCGGGTTTGACTGCTTCTTCTACAGTCAATAACCAAATGTCATCATAAGCTGGTGGTTCATACACGCCGTCAGCATTAGTATAATATTCACGCACCTTAGATGCGTCAATACCACAATTTACGCCATCACCAAGAACTCTTTGGAATTCTGGTTTGACTTTAACTGTAATACTAATTAAACGTCTTTGTATGGAATAAGGACAATTTGAATACAATGGTGCATCCAAATCTTTCTTATTTGTAGTGGCAACTACAACCCACGGTTCGACAAAACACTTGCCCTTAGCAGCTAATTCAGCTTTATTTGCATAATACATTTGATTATTACAAACATCTAAAATAGCACGGGTGGGTGGTCGTTCAACAAATGTTGATTTCTCATTAGAGCAATCATCAAATATTAAAACGAGTTTGTCTGATGTCCAATTGGACATATATTTATCGCCAGCATTAAAAGCTGCACGAAAGCGTTTATCAGTTGGTAAACCTGCACTCGTTAAAAGTGCATCTACCAATTGATCACCGCAAGTAGTCTTACCTTGACTACTTTCACCAAAAAGCTGAAAAGCAAATGGTGAGCGGCGTACACCACTAGAAATTTTCATGGTAACAAAATCATTTTGCATCGTTAGACACTTCATAAATTTGTCTGAGACTAATTTCTTGTCCATACCCTTCAAAGATGGTAAAAGGTTCCGTAAACTTGCTGTCAGATCGTTCAATCGACGTTCAAATTCTTGATCGGAAACCTTCATCATTCTTTGAAGATTACCACACTTGACGAGGTCCCACCAGGACATAATCCTGGCATATTCCTCATCTAATTCTAGTGCTGAATGGTCATTAATTAATAATGGTTTAATGGAACCAGTTTTGAAACACATATACATAGATTCTGCAAAATATGTAACAGTTTCGAACATAGCGTCTGCTAAGTCCCAAGCTGTAGAATGTTTTTCATTCAATGTTGGAGTAAAAATATTGTATTTGCCAATATTAAACTCAACATCTGTAACTTTGCACAAACCCAAAGTCACTAATAAACCTAGTAACTTTGACATTTGGCTAAAAGCCTTATTGCTCTTGCATAATTGCCAATTTTGTTTGACATTGCGCAAGCAAGAAAGCCAGTCTGGAGTCAATTTTGATTCGCCTCCTGATTGTGCTTCCAAATCATCTGATTTGAATGTGTCTTTAATAAATTCACTGACAATCTTTGTTACACTAGAGTTAAAATAACTTCTAGTGTGCAACATAATAGCGGACGTAACGCCCAATATAGTTGTTTGTTGTGATAAGTTTACTAACAAAATCACAACACCCTCTAATTCACGACATAAAACATCTGGCAAATCAACACCAGCAAATTTTGCTAATGCATCTAATGCAAATTGTGTTGTTGTCAATGATTCAAATCCGAATTGAGGTGTCAAGCTTCCGCATGAAGTGGAAGTGTTTTCTCTATGAGAATGTGGGCTTGAAATTTGGCTGTTCGTAATTTCGTGCTATATGATGCGTAGGAGGTTGTTAGCCTACTACGCGCCAGTTCTGCTTTAATTCTTTGTTCAAAAATTCGAAGGTCAAGCTTTTCCTTCAGTTAAATAAACATCGCGGCATATGATATGTATTTACGTTAAGCGAACGCAAATCATTGTGTATCATATGCTTGGTCTGAGTATTGAATGTTGCTTATACTGTTGAAAGTACAGTCTAATAATTAATTAAAATTATATTACTGCTCCATATCGTACATCATACTTCATAATGGGCCCATGCCCAAAAATGAAAATTCCAACCCGGTTTAACGGGCAGCCAGGAATTAAGTTCTTGTACTTTCGGTAGTAAAAGCTATCAATAAGACAGCGATTTGAGTCCCATCATGGACTCTGGGAGACTTCATCTCCTATTATCAATTGAAAACGCGAATTCTATTGAAATAAATTGTTACTTTTAGTAGTAACATCGCGACTGTGTATTTATTTATAATAAATTAGGTTACTACAAACCTAGATCTTCAAGTTATAGTGCTGAATGCACTGTTGGTGTTGATTACACCCATAGATCATGCTCTTTTAATATTAAAGAACGTGAATCAGTCAAGAAAATTTCCTAGTTAAAACAACTAGGCAAGTTCTACACCTTTCATGGTGGTACAGTAGTTTAAAGACTTACGAGGTCTCTTCGATGTTAATCGGAAAGTTTAATGACATTGTGGTCAGCCTATAAGGCGGGGTGAAGAGTTAGTTTAACTCTCTTCGTACTTAGAAAATATTTTAGATATAATTGCTTGTAAAAGGAACGGAGGGCATACGGAATGCCCAAAGTTACTTCCAGGGAAGATACTA